ACTTCAGGCGCCGCCGCAGAATGCGCAGCTGCATCTGCAGTTCCTTCGATAGCCCCTTAGCGGATCGCGTGCGCAGCCAGGTGGCCATCTTCCGCAGCGTCGAGTTCAGCGCGCGCTGCGCCTGCTTTTCGGTCGCCGCCAGGTCCTTGATGGTCGAATCAAGGTCTGGCGCTCGCGCATCAATCGCCAGCATCGCGGGCCATTTCCAGCTTCGCCATGCCGATGCCGTCCGGCTGCGGTTCGGTCATCAGCTTGAACACACCTTCGCCCGGCACGTTGATGGTGTCGGCGCGCTTCAGGCCCGCCACGTCATCGAACTTGCAGCTAAAGCGCGGGCGGCTGCTGTCGGCTTCGTACTCGCCGGTGATGCCGTTCAGGTACTGGTCATCATAGATGCCGCGCACCTGCCTGACTGGGCCTGACTGCGGCGTGATGGTGGCCACCACGGCGAAGTCGCCCAGGAAGTCGTCCAGGTTGTCCCAGTCAGGCGTCGGCATGCTCGGGCCTTACTTCGTCTTGCGGCCAGCGGCTGCCGGTGCGGCTTCCGGTGCATCGGTCGGTTCCGGCGTCGGCGCTTCGGTCGGCGCTTCCGTTGGTGCCTCGGTCGGTGCTTCATTCGGCGCTTCAGTCGGTGCGGAAGTCGGTGCGGAAGTCGGTGCCTGGGTCGGCTCCAGTTCACCTGCAGCGGCCTGCGTGTCGGTGTCGTCGCCCAGGCCCAGCACTTCTTCCACTTCGCGTTCGATGGTCGCCAGCTCGGCCTTCCCGCGTGCCAGCAGCGCCTTCGCGTCGTCTTCCAGCACTTCCACGATATTTCCCGCCGTGACGATCACGCCATCCAGCGTGAACGCCGAAGTGACTTTCAGGAAAACGGATTTCAGTTCTTCGCCAATCTTGGTGCCCATAGTTGGGTTCTCCGGTTGGTTGCTTCAGAAAAAAGGGCCGCCGAACTTGGCGGCCCTTGTCAGGGTTGAACCGGCTTCAGCCGATTACGGCACTACGGTGTCGCTGCCGTAGCAGAACGACTCAACGTGGCGCACGTTGATGTCGATGTCCTGCAGCGCGATCAGGCGCAGGCCGCCGCTGGTGGACAGCGCGAACGGGTCCACGGTCAGTTCCAGGCCGCCCCACATCGCAATCACCAGGTCCATCCAGTTGCCGAAGAACACGTCACCGGCAGCGATCTGGTTGGACACGTTGGTGGCGTAGCCGTTGACGGTGTTGCCAGGTTCCCAGATGGTGCCGCCCGCATTGGTGGAATCCGGGAACTTCAGCGTGGTCTTGCAGTGGCCACGGACGCCCGCATTGAACGAATACGACATGGCATCCACGTCCGCGTCGTCCAACGCGATTTGGGTTTCCATGTCCACCAGTTCCGCGAAGGACGGCTTGCCAGCGGTTGCGAAGTCCACGCCGTTGATGCCGGTGATGTTCTTCAGGCCCTTGGGCTGGTTGGAAGAACCGCTGCCGTAGATGGCCACGCGGTCGATTTCCAGCGCCATCACTTTCAGCAGGTCGTCGCGCACGATGCCTTCAGCGTCCGGCGTTGCCTGCAGCATCAGGCGGCGGGTGATGTCGGTGTACGCGCCCACGGTCTTCGGCGTGAAGCCGATCTGGTCGATGGTCGGCGTGGATGCGGTCGGCGCACCAGCTTCGCCCACCCAGTACGCCTGGCCGGTGCCGGACTGGCGCGGGATTTCGACATTGCCCACCAGGCCAGCCAGCATGCGGGCGCGTTTCATCACCCATGCCTTGTGGCGCAGCAGTTCGATGAACGAACCAGCCAGCAGGTTGGTGGCCACCAGGTTGTTACCGGCGCCGGTCGAACCGCCACCGCCCTGGCCGAAGGTGCGCGATGCCAGAACGTCGTTCGGGATGATGATGCCCTTGGCGTTCTTGCCATATGCCTTTTCGGCGGCGCGGCTGCATTCCAGTTCAAATGCGGCGGCCTGGATGTCGGACTGGCTGGCGCCGGGGATGATGGCGCGGATCGCGCGCATGATGCTGAAGTTGCGCACTTCGCGGTCGTTCATGCCCAGGTTCGCATCGCGCTGCTGGTCGCCCAGCGGCTTGGCGCCGCGTTGCGCCGTGAAGTCGTTCAGCAGTTCGCGCTGCAGGTCAGCGGCGGTCTTGCCGTCAGCGATGAACTGCATCGCCTTTTCGGCGCAGTTGTACGTCTTGCCCAGTTCGGTCAGTTCGCGCACGCGGGCGCGCTCGGCGTCGGCGCCGCGTGCCTGCGCAGCAGCGGCGGCATCGCCTGCGCGCTCGATCACTTCCAGGACTTCGACAATTTTGCCGTCCTGGTCCATCTTGGCGCGCACCAGGTTGCCCTGCGCGTCGCGCGTGATTTTTTCGTTCATAGTGTTGTCGGTCCTAGTAATGGTCTGCGGCGCAGCCGGTTTAGTGATGCTGTCGGCAGTTTCGCCGGTCTTGCTGCGTTGTTCCTCTTGTGGGTTTTCCAGCTGGCGGCCAACGCCCACACTGTTGTCGGCGGGAACCGACACCAGGCTGATTTCGTACGGTTCCCAGTCGATGACGCGGTACACGTCCACGTCTTCGCGTTCTTCCACCAGCTTCAGGCCGTGGATCATGTAGCCAACGGACACTTTCGTGATGATGCCGTCAGCGATGTCCTGCAGCAGCTGTTCGCCCGCGTCGGATTTCGACATGCGAATGGTGGCGCGGCCCTTGCCGTCGCTTTCGATGCGCGCGGATTCGACCACGCCGCGCTGGTCGTCCCAGTTGTGATTCCACAGCACGGCGGCCTTGTCCGTCAGCCGGTCCATGCGCACTTCGCCGTCCTTGTGGCCCAGCACTTCGATGCCCCACCACCGCTGATACTCAGCGTCGCTGCTGAAACTCAGTTCAACGGTGCGCGCTTCCACGTCCACGGCGCCGACATCGGCCTGGCGCTGCTGCGGCTTCTTCGCCAGTTCCGCCAGGCGCTGGACGGCTTTGCTTGCTGCGCGGTCCTGCGCGTCGCGTGTCATCAGGTCGGTTCGAATGTTCATGCTGCTGCCTTGTCGGGTTTGCTTGCGTTATCGTTGGCCGCTTCGGGCGGCGGTGGCGGCAGTTCGCCCAGCAGGAACGCCGTGATAATTTCGTCGGGAATGCCAGCCGCTTTCATCGCCTTCAGGTCTTCCGCAAATTCGGTGAAGACGGCCTCAGGGTCGCGGCCCTGCTCGCGGATCACCTGGGAAACGGTGGTCAGGCCAGCGCGGATGGCTTCGATGGCCGCCTGCACATCGGCGCGCGGGTCAATCCACGCCCACCGGCGCGGCTGCCACCGCACCTGGCTGTAATTGGCCAGCTTCGATGCTTCCAGTGGCACACTGCGCACCTTGATGTCGCCGCGCAGCAGCTTGTACTTGATCCATTCGCCGTGGACCTGTTCGTGCAGTGATTCAATCAGCCACTGCTGCTTTTCCTTGTAGCCTTCGCGCGCGTCCAGCGTGCCCTGCCGGATGCTGCTGAAGTTCACGCCTTCCAGGTCGTTGGCCAGTTCGTTGTACGGCACGCCCATACCAGACGCGGCGCCGCGCAGCATGGCCTTGTTGAACGCCGCGAATTCGCCGCTGGGATAGGTCGGGTTCCAGTCCTTCAGTTCCGCGCCTTCCGGCAGTTCGTGGAAGGACAGCGGTTCGGCGTCGATGCTGTCCGCCACGTTCGTGTCGTCATCCACTTCAGGGCCAAATCCGTCCTTGTACTGGATGAAGCCCATTTTCGTGGCGGACGCGCGCGCGTTCTGCACGGCGGCGTCTTCGAATCCCTGCATGTGGTGCAGGCGGAACAGCGACGTGGCCGCCCACGGAATGCCACGGCGCTGGCCCACCATTTCATGGACGAAGCCGTGAATGATTTCATTGGCAGGGATGCGCACGAAGCCCTGGCCCGCATAGGTGTAGTAGTAGGCGTCCCACTCGTCGGTCGATGCGAAGTGGTACGCAATCGGGCGCCCGTAGCGGTTGAACTCGATTCCGTGCCGGATGAATCCACCGTTGCCGTCGCGGTTGTAGTTCTCATACCAGACAGGGCAGCGCATGTTGTCGATGAACTGCACTGCGAAGCCATGCGGGCCTGCATCGGCGCCGAACACCTTGCGAATGAAGAATTCGCCGTCACGCGCGCAGGTTTCCAGCGCCAGGCATTCCACTTCACGCCAGGACAGCTGGCCGGTTACGTCGCAGTTGCCCTTCTTGCCCCAGTCGCACCATTCGGCTTCGATGGCGGCGTTGGTGTCCTTGTCCAGCGCGCCGCGTGGCTTCGTCGCCTTCGCCTGCATGCGCACGCCGTGCGGGCCAACGATATTCTGGCGTACCAGCGCAACGAACTTCTTCACATAGTCGTTGTTCGACCACTGCTCGCGCGAACGCGCCACCAGGCGCGCGTGGTATCGCGTAATGAAGGCGTCAGGCGAAACCGGCGTGCCGTTCCACTTGTCGCGCGGGCTGTCTTCAGCGCCCTTGAACATGCCGCCCAGCAGCGAACGGCCAAACCACTGGCGCTTCTTCTGCGGCGCTACGTCCGACAGCGCGGAAGGTTCGGCGGCGCGCTTTTCGCGGGCGCGAAGGAATGGAATTTTCATTGGAAATTCACAGGAATGGTGCGCCCGAACGAACCGCCGTTCTTGCGGTTGCGCTCACGCCGAACGCGGGTCCGGTAGAACGCCTGCAGCTTCAGCATGTCGGCCACCGCCATGCGCCACAGTTCGCGGTTGTTGATGCGGTAGCGCATCTGGTCCTGGCTGGCTTTATTCGCCAGCACGGCTTCGATTGCGGACAGGGCCTTTTCGTTGTCGGTGCGCGGGTCGTGTCCGGCAGTGACTGCCGCCAGGTCCTGCAGGATCGTCAGCTGGCCGCTGGCGAGTTCCACCACGTCCGCGTCTTTGGTGGCGCGCACGCTGAATGCGTACAGGCCAGGTGCCCAATTGGCGGTGTCGGCGGCGGCCACTGTGAACGTGTGCGTGGTGCCGTCAACGGTGGCCACCAGGTTGATGGCGGCAGGCCCGCGCAGGATCGCGGCCAGCGTGAAATCGGCGGCATAGTCCACGCTGGCCGTGAAGTTCAGGCCAGCCGTGGCTTCAGTCGGGAAATTCGCGCAATTCAGGGTCAATTAGGCCGCCAATCAGTATTTGGTCGCCCAAGTGCCCCCTTTTTTCCGTGGTTTCAGGACGCGCTTGGACGTGATTACGCGCCTATTGTCGTTGGCTGGCTTCGGTGCTTCCTCTTGTGGGTTTTCCGGTGCCGGTTGCGGCTTCGCAGCCTCGCGGACTGTCACCAGTGTGTCGCGCAGCTTCATGGCATTGTCCGCCACCTGGCTGGCCACCTGCTTTACCCAATCATCACGCGGCGGCATCGGTGGCGCCGACTCCTTCGGCTTCAGCGCCGCGAATTTCTCTTTAAGTCGTTTAAACGAAGGAAGATTGGCCTTCAGCGCCGCATAGGCGTAGTTCCGGCAGTCCAGCGGTTCGTTCCTGGCGCGGTCGGGCTTGTGCCACTCGCGCACCGGCTGGCCCTTCACGTACCGCGTCACCATCTTTTCGCAGGTCAGGCCCTTGAAATAGGTTTCGTCACGGTCGTTCGGGAAGTGGCAGTAACCTGGGCCTGGCTGCTGCTGCGCCAGGCGGCGCATGGCGATCAGCTTGGCTTCGTCGGTGCCCACCAGGAACAAGTCCACCTTGCGGGCCTTTTTGCCGGACTGCTTGCGCTGCGGCTTCTCGACAATGGGACGGCCCCAGCCAGCAATGCCCTTCACCGCAAACAGGCGGCGGCCAGTTTTTCCCTTGGCATAGTCATAGGCGGCCTGCGTCATGCCGTTGGTGCCGCCAGTGTCCAGGCACGCGGCGGAAATCGGCAGATGCACGCCGTATTCGTGCGGGAATTCTTCGGCCAGCAAGTCGTCTAGGTCGTTCCACACGTCGCCCTGCAGCGGATCGCCCCACAGCACGCGGTAATCCACCTGCCAGGACTGTTCGCCTTCGCCCCAGGCCACGATTTCGCATTCCAGGCGGTCCATCTGCATGTCCACACCAGCCGTCAGGTACAGGCCGCCAGCTGGCACGAAGCCGCTGGAATAGGCGGACGCCTGCGCGCGGCCCAGCAGGGTGGTGGGGTCGGCGCGCTCGCCTTTGATTTCGTAGGTTTCGGCCAGCGCGACGTTCACGAACGATTGCAGGTCGTCCGCTGCCAGCTTGTCCAGGTACGATTTCACGATGTCCCGCAGGCGGCGGAACGTCGAAGCCATTTCCGGCAGGTGGAAGGACGCATGGCCCTTAAACGGCTTGCTGGCCTTCCAGCCGTGGCCCTTCGCTTCGGCCTGGCGGATGGCTGCGATGCGTTCGCCGTCATCCCACAGAGTTCCGCATTCCTCGCAGCAGTACATGGCCGAATCGGGATCGTGTTCCTGGTCCTTGTCCTTCTCAGCGTCGTCAATGCCGGTGGACTGGCGCCCATCCCAGCGGACGTTCCGCCACTTGAAGAACTGCGGATGCTCGCAGTGCGGGCAGGCCACGTACCAGCGGCGCTGGTCGCCTTCCTGGAAGCCGGTTTCGATACGGCTTTCGCCCTTCACGGTCGGCGTGCTGCTGCGCGTACTCAGCGCCTGGTCGCCAAACGTCGCGGCGCGCTGCGCCAGCAGTTCCACCGGGTCGCCTTCCGGCGTGGCCTGCATGCCGTCTACTTCGTCGGCCTGGGTCAGCGGCGCTGAACGCCCGCGCAACGTCTTCGGCGATCCGGCCCAGCTGAACATCAGCCAGCCGCCGATGTAGGAAATGATGCGGCTGTTGTTGACGCCTTCGCGCGAACGCTGCTTCGCCATCTTGCTGGCGATGGAAGGATTGGCCGCGATCATGGGCCGCAGCTTCGTTTCCAGGAACGTCTGCACGTCGCCCTGGGTCGGCTGCACGAAAATCTGGCTGCGCGGTTCGTGCGCGATGTAATAGCTGGTGATGCACTGCTGAACGGTGGTTTTTCCAGTCTGCGCCGCCAGCATGTAGTCCACGCGGCGGATGCCGGGTTCCTTCACCACGTCAATCATGCCGCGCTGATACGGCGCATTGTCGAACGAAATTGGCCCTGGGATCGCGTTGCCCACTGGGATGCGCACGTTGGCTTCCGCCCACTTGGACGGCAGCATGTCGGGCGGCGGGATCAGGTGGGCGCAGGCGCGGTGGATCGCAGCCACCACGCCTTTCAGGTTTCGGAACGGCTTGGCGATATTCATTCGTCGCCGTCTTCGTCTTCGTCTTCCGGCACGGTCAGGTCCGCTTCAGCGGCGGCCTGCAGCGCCAGTGTCAGTTCCGTGCGCAGCACGTCCTTGAACTTAGTTTCGTCGGTTTCACCCAGCAGCTGCAGCACCACGCGCTGCGGCACGTTCATGATGTTGCTGCGGATTTCCGCGAACGCGGCGGCCTGGGCGCGTTCGAAGTCGCGGATGGTCGCCACTTCGCCCATCTGCTTGGCCAGTTCCAGTTCGGCCTGCAGCATCTTGGCGGTGGCAGTGCGTCGGTTGATTTCGTCCAGGTCCGTTGGAGCTTCACCGGCAGCCGCAGCGGCCTTCCTGTCCGCATACCACTTTATAACTTCGGCCAGGTCGAACACCCATTCCACACCCCGGCTTCCGCGCTGCACCACGGGCATGCCTTCCTTGCGCCATGTGTCGATGGTTACAAGGGAAACGCCCATGTGCTCAGCCAGGGCGGTGCGGTTCAGTTTGACTCCCATGACGCCTTATTACTTCTAGTTATAAACTCGGCTTTTCAGGGCCACTCAGATATGGAAAGCCAGGGGGCCTTTGGCTC